AAAGGTTGGATATGAAGATATAGGCATGCAGGCAGATATGCATTACATCAAAGACAAGCAGACGCGGGAGAATTACCGCTTCCCATTGACACCGCTACCGCCAAAGGGTGAGAGGCGCATTAGTAAAATACAGAAGATACGCAGGCTCATTCCTCTGATAGAGCAGGGCCGCGTGTGGTTGCCTAATGATATCTATTATAAAGACTATAAGGGTTTGCCACGCAACTTTATGTCTGATATAGTCGAGGAGGAAATGTTGTTATTTCCATTCGCTCCGCATGACGATTTCATCGATGCTATGTCGATGATAATGGACATGAAGCCCATATTCCCTAAACTTGGGGAATCTGAGGTGCAAACAAATTACGATTGGGGACGCTCTGAAATTAGCGTTTTAGATATATGATTAATAACAAAGGCCTCCTGAAGCAGTTTAAAAATCACTACGGAATTTCAAAGTCAACATGCAAAAACCAATGGAAGCACATTAATGAGTGTGGCAGCTTTTATTCTGGTGATTACATGGCATATAGAGATGAAATAGCGTCGGGGCGCGGAGCCTCAAGGCGCATTAAAGAGGTCCAGTTTAATAGGGTTAAGCCGTATGTAAATAGTATCGTAGGTTTTATGGCACAGATGCGCCGCAAGCCAGACTATCAAGCCGTTATCGAGCAGAGTGAAGACCAGCGGGCATTATCCGAGTATCTAAACGGGTATTCAGACCACATAAGAGACAATTCAAATTCAGACCAAATGGAAACGCGCCAAGACAAAGACCTTGTTATAGGTGGCGTTGGTGTAACAGATACCGCAGTGACATTAAAAGCTGGACACCCGACACGAAACCCCCATGGGGAAGTTATTGTTGAGCGTGTCGACCCTAATCAAGTTGGCTGGGATGGTAACGCGGAACACCCTAATTTACTAGATAGTGGCTGGTGCTACCGCGCAAAGGATTACGACCTAGACGATGCAATGACATTACTTGATGCCAATGAAGATGATTTCGAGTCTGTCAACCCTGATGATGATATTCGGGACTATGACTTTAACCCGCATGGCGGCATACAGGACAAAATAGGGTATGAGTGGGCAGATTCTAAGCGCCAGATGGTGCGTGTTTACTTTTACCAGTGGTTTGATATTGAGGTGTTTTATCGCATTGAAAACCCGTTGCTAGAGGTTGAAAACCCGGAGCTTGCACAAGAGTTGATTATGGCGCTAGAGGATGTTGAGGTTAATACTGAGGATGGCATGTTTGCGTTTGATCCAACGGCGGAAATGCTAGTTATTACAAAAGACAAACGCAAGCAGATAAAAGATATATTCGCCCTCTTTGGTGTACCGTTCAAGCCGCTAGCAGAAAAGCGCAAGGTGTACTATACGGCTGTATTAAGCGGAGAAAAGATATTTTCTAAATACAAATCAGTCGCGCAAGACGGCTTCTCTCTCAAGTTTAAAACGGGAGATTACGACACTGTTAATAAGATATGGACAGGGATCGTAGCGTCAATGCGTGAGCCGCAGCGTTATTACAATAAATCATTAACTGAGCTAATGCTTATTATCGCCAGCAATTCACGCGGCGGGGTCTTGTATGAAGAGGACGCTGTAGATAATGTGGCGCAGTTCGAGGCGCAATGGGCAAAAACAAACGGGGCAGTTAAAGTAAACAGCGGCGCGTTGTCTGCTGGTAAGATACAACCTAAAGCAATACCAGCGATGCAAACGGGCTACGAGGGTGTGTTAGAGACATCATCAATGGCGCTTGGCCAGGTTACAGGTATTGACGAAAGTTTCTTTGGTGCTATCGCAGGCGGCAATGAAACGGCGATGTTGCAGCGCCAGCGCATTAAGCAGGCGACAACAACGCTTGCTTGTTACTTCGATGCTTGTATTCTGTACTCGAAAGAGCAGGGGCAGATGATGCTGTCATATATGCGCATACTCGCAGATAGTTCACGCGGTCGATTGTTCCCAACGTATGACCCAGATGGAAACCTAGTTTACGAGAAAGTTAGCCCCGACTTCTTTGCAGAGGAATACGATATCCGAGTGAGTGAAGCGCCAGAAACACCGATGCAGAAAGAGTATTACACACAGACATTAATACAAATGGGTCAAACGATGATGACTATTGGCGACCCTCGTTATCTCCAAATGTATGCTGCGGCTGTTAAATATATGCCAATACCGGATAGGGATAAAAACGATATACTGAAAGTATCAACCGGCGAACAGCAGATTGACCCAGCAATGGTCAAGCAGCTACAGGCGCAAATACAAGAGTTGCAGGGTGAGCAGTCGCAGGCTATGATGGCTAAGATGATGGCAGATATTGAAAAGACCAACGCAGATACACAGGCTAAACTAGTCGATGCGCGGAAAACCGCAGCAGAGATAGATGGTGTTCACGAAGACACCGAGAAGAAGGCTATTGAAAATGATATCATAGCAGCAAAGGATTACGAAGAAGTCAATGTCAATATATAGGAGAGCATAATATGACAGACGCACTAAAGGCCGAACTAGAAGATATCGAAGCAGATGCCGTAAAGAAAAAGGAAGAAGCCGAGACAACCACAGACGAAGCACCCGAAGAAGAACCAGAAGACAAGGAAGATGCGACCAATGACGTAGAAGACGCTGAGCCTGCCGATGAAACTGACGATGAAAAACTACAGAACGAAGAAGCTGAGAAGTTGCAGCGCCAAGAAGCGTATCGTGACCGCCAGCGCAAGAAAGCCGAAGACGAGCAGGCTAAAGCTGACGAGGCAGCAGCGAAGGCAGTGGATGCACCGCAGTCTCCCGCCCCACAGGCGGACCCATACGCAGAGGTTCAGCAGTATATCCGCACACAAAAGTTTGAGCAGGCCGTTAATACAGCGGAGAAAGAGCTTATTGAATTGGAGAAGCCGTTTAAAGAGGCGTTCACAGACTATGATGATATAGTGAGTAGTGCTATTGAGCTGACTAAAATGCGCTTGGTAAAGGATGGCATGACAGAAACAGAAGCCGACAGCCATTTGCGCCGTGAAAAGGTTTTGGTAGCCGATAGGGCCGTAGCGCAGGGGCTTGACCCCGTGGAGGCCGTATATAACGAGGGTAAGGCCATTCTTGATGTGTTCGATGCTTACGCGGAGAAGCGGGGTTATAAAAAAGGCACACCTAAAACAAACCTCCAAGCAATGCGCGAGATTTCAAAACCCAACGCAATGACAGGCGGCGCTGGCAAGGGGGCTAAGGCTGGTAACACAACGTTTGATGAGTTAGGCGATGATGATTTGGAAGAGATTCACAATACGACTATCTGGGACACCAAATAAAAGGTTTTCATTGATAAAATAACTATGTTAGAATGTGCGTGTACTGATTTGTTTTGGTACACGCCTTTTTTGTGGTCGCGCACATAAAAACGCAGGGGTCGTGCCTATAAAAACACAGGGCTTTCAAGTTGGCTTCTAATTAACTCAGGTTTCCAAACTATAAATGGGTGGCGTTAGGTTTAATTTTAACTTAATGAGGAATAGATAATGTCCACTACTACTATGTCCGCATCCAATAGCGCTTCCATTGCAAAATGGGAGAAGAAAACTTGGGTCGAAGGATATCAAGTATCGGCGTTCGGCCTTTTGGCGAACTCTGGTGCTATTTTTGACGCTTCTGCTGATTTCGTTGGTGACAACGGACGCGGCGACAACTTAACTTTTGATTATGTTGGTAAATTGACAGGAAACCCACTTGGCGAAGGCTCTACGGCTTTCGGTAACGAGGAGGCTCTTGATATTGGCACACATAACATGGCTATCAATTTAACACGTATTCCAGTTTCAAACCCGAATACAGGTTCTATTGAGCAACAGCGCACAAATGTTGATTTCAGTGAAGTGACCGCTAACGTTATGGCTGGTCGCGCAATTGAATTGATAGACAGCGGCTTGATGCAGCAACTTGCTGGTGTAAACCCTACATCGTTCACATTGAACGGGACTAGCTACACTACTGCGGCTGCTAAATTGCACGTTCAAGGTCACAACGTACCAACAGCACCAACCACAAACCGTATTATACGTGCGGGTGCTGCGGCTACAGACCAAGCGTTGACTTCTAGCGACACGTTCACAATGGACTTGCTTGACTTTGCATGTGAGAGTATCACATCAAATGACCAGCCGATTGCCCCTTGTAACGATGGTTTTTACAAGTTGTTCTTACACCCTTATCAGGTAACTGATTTGAAGCAAGATAGCTCTGGAAAAATCCAATGGTACACGAACGAACTTGCTAAAGAGCAGGGCGGGAAAGAAAGTAAACTAATTCTTCCATACAGTGAAAAACCTATCGAGATTGGTTCTTATGGTCGCGTCAAGATTTACGAAGTTCCTCGCGTTGCTCAAGGCGCTAACAGCTCGTCTAGTGCGGTTATTACAACCGTTCGCCGCGCCGTTATGGTTGGTCGTGACGCTGTATCTTTCGCCTCCCCGTTTGGCGGCATTGGTGCAGGTGACAAGAATGTACCATTTAAGATGTACTCACAGTTATCAGACTATGATTACGTTAAGGGTCAGGACTTGCGCACGATTATGGGCCTTAAGAAAATGGCTCCTTCAAACGCAGAAGATACTGGTGCATTTGTTATTTCAACTTACGCAGCAGCACATTCATAAGGAGAACTTGATATGACTACACCCACAATTGTACCCGCTGGCTTTGCTGGTGATGGTACAGACTACAACAAAGTAAAACGAGACCCGACTGGGGCGGCGCGTGCTGTTAAGGGGACTGTTACAGTTCCCTCAGCCACGGCTGTTGGCGCTTTTGTCGGGCTTGTTCCTTTCCAAAAAGGCGCACGCTTTACTGTTGGAGATAAATCTGTACACATTACCGATATTGACACAGGGACAGACAGCTTGGTAAATCTGGGGATCATTTACGATAGTGCTTCCTTTACTGATGATGTTGACGCTTTCGCCTCCGCTTCTACAGCAGGTCAGGCCGGAGGCTTCGTTGCTATTGACGAAGTTGAGGGAATGACTCTTATTACTGATGGTAATGGATGGCTAGCACTTGAAAACGATGCGAATATTACAGAAGCCGAAG